GGCATCGCGTCGTGCTTGGTGGTCGATGCAACCTCGATTTGAAGGGCGGGTTAGTCTTCTTAATTCGATTCTCGAATTGAAGGACTTTACCGATATAGCTAAACACGCCATTAAGGTGCCTTTCAGGCACTATAGTGAGTCGTTGCTATCCCTTAAGAAGGTTGTATCAAAAGCTAGTCGGGCTGTTGGAAGGTCTATCGAGGACGTGAAAATCCGAGATATTCCCCAACTGCTCAAAAATCTCGACTACACCACCAGAGGTCTTGCCAGTATGCTGTTGACAAAACGACTTGCAATCGATCCAACTATCGCTGATACTTTGAGTATTATGCAACAGATGAATCAATGCGTCGCAACAGCACAAGACGATTTCAAGAAACATGGCGAAATCGTCAACTCCTCTCACTATCGGGAGGTCCTGAACAAGGACACCATAGTGGATCCACGTTACTCCACGTATAATTACTACTGGAGAGAGCTTAAGTCCGAGGTGAGTTTGTCTTACACCGCGACTATGGAATACTTCTACGAATATCAGAAGCGTCCCGCTCTACGTGCGATGAGGAAGTTCTGGGGAATGGACCTAACAGCTGAGGTGATATGGAATTACATCCCATTCACCTGGGTTGTCGACTACTTCGTTGCGGTCGGCGACTCAATCCACAACATGTCCCTCGATCCAAATGTCACGCTGCTGCTCAAACAATATTGTGAGAGCCTGGAATACAAGGCTCAGAGCGGTTACGTGGCAGTGAGGGATCCTAGGTCGTATTGGCTGTGTATCAATGGCCAAATGACTGCTGGAGGCAGTGCGAATCGCATACCTCTAAGCGGCTACGACTACACTCACTACGAACGGCGCCTGGCAGAACCACACCGAGGTGTGGCAACGCCTAAGCTTAGCTGGCCAAGTTTAGGTCAAGCTCAAACGCTGGCGGCGCTGTTACGCTGTATGATTTAAGGCTATTCTGGCTTCGTTTCCCAGCAATGGGACGTTTAACACGGAGACGAAATTCCGTGAGAACATACAATTGGAAGGAAATCCAAATGGGACTCTTTAGCAACCCCGTCACATTAACCGATGGTACCAACGATCGCATTTTCACATTCCGTACTCCGCTCAACAATGTAAAATCTGTTGGCGGCGACTATATCGAGGCTGCAGCGGCGACTGCCGCCAAGTCTCTTCTAGTCGTAAAGCACGACATGCGAACCCCGATTATCCGGAATCTACTGCAGAGGGTGATTAAACTCCACCCTGCCGCAGATACAGATTCAGACGATTTGTACCCGGTCACCTTTAATTTCACGATGACTGCGCACGAATTGTTCACGGAAACGGAGCTCCAGCCGGAAGTAAACGTCCTGCTGGACGCTATTGCAGAAGCAAATTTCATCAAATATTGCCGTTCGGGCATTGTTTAACAACCCGGAGGTTCTATTTTGGTGAAACGCTTTGCAATGGCGGCGACTGTACCGTTTCAGCTTCTAATTGAGGCTGTCACGGCGTTGATTCGGATCGTTTATGAAGTCTGGATTAACAGAAAACGCTAACCCAAACCCGCTGGTCGCCTTTACGGGACCGGCGGTAGCGATTGATGTGCCATTCAGTGACATACTGATGGGGTAAGAGCCTTATTTGGTTGGAGGCCTAGATGAAAATCAGACCTGAAAAGCCAAAGGAGCCTAGGCAATCGTCTAGCACATCTTCTGAGCAGGCAAAGCTCAAGGAATTTCTGGTGGATAACTCTGATGTAATAGAGTATCTACTGGCCATTCTTGAAGATGCACATCAACAATTAACTCATTATCGGCATGCTGACTATCTTCGCGATGTAGCAACTTTGCGTCGCAGATACGAAAGCGAAGGACTTAGTTTTGCAACTAAGACACTTCCCGAGCTCTTTACGAATTTTTTGAAATTCCTAGAGACCGGTAAACCATCTTACCCCTCGTTCAAAACGGTGAGAGGCGGAAAGCACCCCGTATTTCTACGGCAGCTATTCGCTATGGTTTCTGAGTGCCATGATGATGCATCCTGTACGACCGCAATGGCATGTTTATACCAATTGTGCCACGCCTTCAAAAAATTCCGAGGGCCTTACAGGACAAGTACGCTCCAAAATCAGCTTTGGGGATTCGTGGAAGATGATATCGAATTGAAATACATCGATTTCTTCGCTGAACCGCTGTATCCGATTTTGTGTAAAGCTAGGGCAATGGTTAAGGACCTATTCGAAGGTTTCGACCTCGAATCTGACCCTGACCTTTTTGTACCTACACCGGGATCGGGTGCAACGAACACACCAACACGAAAGAATGTGCGATACCGGCCGCATGTTCTGTACGAACAATTGGACGAGGTATTCCCGTACGAGGATTGGTTTTTCAGCAATCCAGGGGACCTTGTAACGGATCCAACGCTCTACAATGAGCTTAGGCGCGATTGCGCGCCTACTTCTCGGTTCAAATTTGTTCCAAAGACTTATGGAAAACCGAGGGGAATATGCATAGAGGAATTGGAAACACAATATCTACAGCAAGCGTTGAGACGCTTCTTTTACGCTCGGCTAGAAACACATCCTTTAACAAAAGGTTTTGTGAATTTTGCTGATCAAAGCGTGAATGGTAGATTGGCTTTGGTAGCCTCGAACACTAGAGAATTTGCTACTCTCGACATGTCCGCGGCATCGGACAGAGTTTCGCGTACGCTCGTGAGATATCTTTTTCACGACGTGCCCGAGATTAGGAAAGCGTTGATGTCAACATCGACGCGGACCATAACCCTGCCAGAAAATCTCATTGAATTTCCCACAGAATTTCCTTGTGAGAAATTTGCTCCAATGGGATCAGCCGTGTGTTTTCCAATTATGGCTTTGGTACATTTTGTTTTGATCAAAGCCATTCTAACTCTGAGCCGTGTCCCACAAGCTAAAACTCGCGAAGTCTATGTATACGGTGACGATATAATAGTCAGATCCGAATGCGTGGATGCAATTTATGCATATTTGCCTCTTTTCGGTATGAA